ACAAAAGTTTCATTAGAGAGATACAGCCTGCCGTCGCACACGGCAGGTTAATATCACTCAAAGTTGCCTTGTCTTAATGCTTTATCCGACTTCTTCCATCATCCGCTTGTAATGCTGCTCCTGATCCATCACCACAAAGATCGTATGGAATACTTCGCGGTACTGATCGCAGTCGATGCTTTCATCAACGAAGTACAGTCCTTCGTTGAATGAATCCGAATGACGGATGTAGGAGAGCATCGCACCAGCAAGATGGTATTTTGTGTAGTCTGGTACAGCATCCCCGGATTCCTCATCTACCTTTTTCTTTACGGCTTCCAGCACCTTTGAACTCATTGCGGCGCTATCGTATCCGCAAAGCTGTATGAAGTAATGTTCCAGAATCCGGCGGATAACATTCATCAGCGGAATTGGCGAATCCAGCAACTCGTACTCGCGCCAAAGCGCATGATAGGGACCTTGCACCGGATCGAAATTCCTGTCCCTCTCGCTAATTCTGCCTGCCGGAGTGACACAGAGCTCAACTGTCGACACATTGTTCTTCTTGTTGATCTTGTACAGCGATACGTATCTGTATCGGCCCACCTGATCATATGCGACCTGCTGGTGGAAGTAGGCGTTATGCGTCAGGATGAAGATCTGCTCGATGTACCTCCCGACGAATATCGGATTCACGTTTTCTACAGGATCTGCGACATTAGCGCAGATTCCTATCATTTCCCGGACGAGCGAGCCTACTATGAACAGTGCACTGCTGTCCATACTCGATACTGGATCATCGATTACGACAATCTTGTTCTTACCGGAGTCGGTTTGTGACCGCATGCCACGAACGACATGATAGAAATAGAGGAACGCTATGAAGTTGCGCTCGCCTTCGCTCAGGTTCATAGCGACCTTACCGTCGTCGCGGATGACTTCATAACCACCTTTGACGCCTTCCTTTTCATTCAGGCTGAATCCTTCAAATCCAGAGTCCTTCAAATAGCCGTTCATGCTCCGGACAGTATCAGCTGTATTGATGAGGCCCGCGTTCAGATCGTTTATTTTCTGCGTCAGAGAAAGATACTGCGTCTGGAGGTCCTTGACCTTTTCCTGCAGTTCTGCTTCCTCGTCTTCGATCTTCTTTTTTGAGGCTACATAATCCGCAACGTAGTCCTTCAGAAGAAAGGCTATCTTTTCCCAAACCATGCGATTGCATTCATTCTGCTTGCTGGACTTCGCTGCGACGATGTCGTTGTTATTCTGAATCTGTTTGTTGATCTGCGAAACCAGCTCATCCAGTTCAGCAATAATCGTATCAGCATCTTTCAGTGCTATCGCCTTTACCGGCGAGGAAATCTTGTCCGCAATCAGCTGATTGTTTTCCAGAATGCACGATTGAAGCTCAGCCAGCTTTGTCTCATACGCAGCAAGCTCCTCCGCCTTTGGATAAGCGTCTTCAAGATTACTCTTATACAGAGCAACAAGCGCCTGCATTTTGGCATCATAATTCGACTGCAAAATACGCAGCGCATTCAGCGACTCCTGATAGCTTTCATCAAATGCACTTGCCATTGATGATTCAAAATCATCCGGCAGCTTCTGCTGGCAAAACGGGCATTTTCCATCTGACTTATGAATATAGGCGTCATGCCCGCGGCGAACCCATTCTGAGGCGTTCAGCACCTTCATGAATCGAGCAAATTCCGTCCCGCCGCTGCTGGTAATTGCCTCGCCGAGCAGCGACAGGCCTGACAGGTCATAAACGCCGGAAAGGCCTGATGACAACTTGAATAAAGCATACCTTCTGGCATCCGGATCAAAAGCAACATCATAGAGTTCCCTTATAGCCTTATCGTCATGGTCAACTGGCGAATAACCACCTGTGAGTACCTCATCTGTAAAACGCTCGCGGGACTTCTTTTTATCCTGAGTCTGGTCGTAGTCCTTGCGATATTCGCGTGCACCTTCCCAGCAGACATTTTGGAAATTTTCCAGAAGAAGAGCAAGCTCTGCATGTTTCTTGTCTCGTTCCTCAGCGGCTTTCTTGCCATCCTGCGTGACCTGCGTCCGTTCTTCTGCGGCAGCCTCGGCCTTCTGCCTCGTCTCGACATTCTCCTGGCTTAATGTAAAAACGCCTTTCAGATTGCCATAATCCGCAAAGTTCTGGCTGACAAAAGTTTTGTCATAAATCAGAACAGAATAATTAGCAGGGCTGGTGCCTGCTTTCCATTCAAGGCACTCTGGATGTCTGAAAGCATCAGCGATGCTGCTTTTCCCGGCTCCGTTTTTCCCGAAGAAGAAATTGATGTAGGTAGGACAGACTTCCTCATCATGAAAAGTATAGGCTTCTGTAGAAGCGTCAAGTTTTATCTTTGTGATCAGCGAAGTCATCTTATCCTGCATACACGGCTCCTCCTCCCTTTATCTGGTTCTATCATTCAGTGATTTTTCCTTCACGAAGCCATTCGTCGACTTCTGAAATCTTGAACTTGTATCGCTTGCCAGCCTTGTAATAAGGAAGCTTCCCGTCCTTGATCCAGTTTCTTACCGTGTCGTTGCTGACGCTCAGATAATCCGCTATATCTTCGAGGTTCACCCATTTTTCAGGCATTTCGTCTGCCGTCATTGTTCTCTGAGCTTCGTCTTTCATACTGTTCCTCCGTATTTCAATTCGATGTTCCATATGTAAATACCGGAATCTCGATGCCCGCTTCCTGAAGTTCTTGTATCAGGTCGCATCGCTTTATTGCCCAATGCGTCCGATTCATCTCATTGAATCGGTTGTCGCCTATAAGCTGCAGCTCCTCCAGAAGTTCATTTAATCGTGTCTGAGGAATGTCCAGCCTGTACCCACACCAGTAGACCTTCACATCATTTTCGTAAATCTTGTAATCCGACACAAAGCCGTAGATGACCTTCTGGTCATCATCGGCATTCCCATACTGATGATTCTCCGCCATGAAAAGAGACGGCATCATAACAATCTGTCGCTTGTCCTCTGTCGTCATGCCGGAGAATTTTTCCTTCGTCTCCTCAGACATGCACTCTGACAAAGCGCGGTCCCTTGGCACCTTGAAGTAGGGCTTGTCATATTCCTCTGTGCCGATAACAAAGATATTGTAATACTCCCGGTTGATTCGTGGCGGTACGTAGAACTGCCCGCCAAGCTGAGGCATTCCGGAGAACTGCTGGTTGACCTGCACCTGAACTGTGCCGTAGTTCGCGATGGCAACATTCTCATTGCCGGTCTGTGTAACATCCGGTTTCCTGCTGTCCGGAAGATTGGAAGCCGAGATTACTTCAAGTTTGTCACTCATCCGCAGCTCCTTTCTTTCCGCCGATTGTCAGATTCACCGTGCCGTAGTTCGGCAGAATCGTATTGTTGTCTCCATTTTGCTGAATGAACAGCGGGTTGTTGATGACTTGCTGTGTGAACGCTGCAGACTGATTATCGGCCTTTTGCTCGCTTTCGCTTGCTTCATTATCGGGCCGACCTTCACTCGCAGGTTCATCCTCGGGTTCCGTGTCTGCCTCTTTGGACTCAGGCATATATGTCCTTATATCGGTTGTAATGCTTTTTCCCATTCTGGCTGAGTAGTTTCTCGGACCGCCGCCATTCTCAGGACACCATTCATCGTATGTAGCTTTTCCCACGCTGTTGTCTTTCCGATGCACAACTACATAGTGCCAAATTCCGAGCAGAAACGCCGGATAGCACACTTTTGTCAGGCCGCCAAGTGCGGCCTTTTTTATTTGCCCGCCATCCTCGCAAATGAAGAATTCCTCATCCGGAGCAATGCTGGCGTCGTGCTGGACAAGTTCGATCAGCGCCTTTACGAGCCTGACATCCTTCTGCACGGATTCTCCAAGATCCAGAAACTCATCTACAAAACACGTCATTGAAATCAGCGCGGATCTGTAGTCCGTTCTGATTCTTTCATCGAACGCCTCGACTTCCGGCGTGTTCCCAAAGGGAAGATATTCGCCCTTCGACAATTTGCACGCCTTGAAATCATTGGTCTTTGTTTTTATCCGTTCGATCCTCGGCGGCTCGTAGTCGGGATTGATTACCTTGATCAGCCCGATGAGCACTTCCGGATCGGAAAGTCCGTCGCGGTCTCCCTTGTAGTGCTCCCGAGCGCCTTTTCTATTTTTCAGTGCCTGCAGCAGAAGCACGAAGAACGTGCCGCCGCATAGCCTCGGTTTTTCATCGATTGTCACTGTTTTCCCCTGCTTTTCAAAATCCGAACCTTAGGAACCTTACGAACTATGGCAGCCGACCTTGCGAACGATTTGGTAATTCCCGTGAAGTAATCACGGGAGAAATCGCCCGGCTGGAGGATTTCGAGCAGGATATATGGTTCGGAACATTTCTGAGTGTTTCCCACCAATTCCTATTATATCGAAATCTGTACTCCGTTTCAATGATCTTGTGTGACTCAGGGATTAACAGTCTGTGAATTCCTCCCTGTGACTGCTTCGCAAAAGCAAATCACAGGAGGAAAAAAATCATGACAAAAGAATCCAAGCGCATCTACAACAAAACCACCCGCACTTGGTACGAGGTCCCGGAGGACCAGTACCGCGAGTACGACCGCTGGCGCACCGCACTCAGAAAGAGGATGCAGTACAGAGGTGAATGCTTCTGCCCGCGCAGCAAATGGTGGCTGTGCGACGGCAACTGCCTCGACTGCGAATTCCACAACGACACGACCATCTCCCTTGACGATCCGCTGCCTGACGGCGAAGGCACTCTCGGCGACTACGTGCCGGACGACGCTCCTCTCATTGAGGAGGTGCTTGCCGATGAGATGATGCTCACCCAGCTTCTTCACCGTCTGGACGAGCTCATGCCGGAGGCACGCCGCATCGGCGAGCTCCGCGAGGAGGGACTCTCCGACGAGGCCATCGCAAAGAAGATCGGCATCAAGCGGACGACATTCCTGTCTCGTCTGAAAAAAGCCAAGCAGAAGCTCTGCGAGGAGTTTCCGGACGAGATGCACGAGCAGTTCCCTGACTGGTTCTAAATGCACGGCTCCGGCTGCCAATCATGGCGGTCGGAGCTTTTTTCAGAATTTCTTTCCTCGTCCTTCGTCAAAACGCGTGCCTCGCCTCCAGTGGGAAGTGTAAGGAGCACAGAAAGCTGCTCCGGATTGGAGGAAACGTGATGAACAAGACACGCAACAGAAGTCCCGCGGACACAGAGATCATCGCCGTTCTTATCGCGATAAGCCATGTATCCGCAAGGCTGGCAAGGAACCTCTCGATCCTTGCTGCAGACAGACAACCATTGGAAGGAGGTAAAGAGAGTGTCAAAAATGGCAGAAATGGATCAGACCATCAGTGAGCTCCGCGATGCCGCCGCTGCTATTAACGCGGCTGCCGACTGGCTCTACCAGCAGTTCTCCGGCACCACAGAGGAAGCGGAACCCGCTCCCAAGCCGGAAGCTCAGCAGGACGAGCCTGAGAAGAAGGAGCTGAAGCTGGAGGATGTGCGGGCGGTTCTCGCCGAAAGGTCGCGGGCCGGTTACACGGCGCAGATCCGCGAGCTGCTCCACAAGTACGGTGCGAGCAAGCTGTCGGCTGTCGATCCGAAGGACTACGAGGCCCTGCTCTTCGATGTGGAGGAACTCAATGAATTCTGAAAAACAGCACGCAATCCTCTCAGCATCAAGCTCCGACAGGTGGATTCACTGCCCGCCGTCCGTCAGACTCAGCGAGGGCTTCAGGGATGAAGGCAGCAGCTACGCCGCCGAAGGAACCTGCGCCCACGCGCTCGCCGAATTCAAGCTCCGAAAGGCGCTCGGCTACCCGGCCGAGAACCCGACCGAAAACCTCGACTACTACAACGAGGAGATGGAGGAAGCCACAGACGGCTACGTCGCCCATGTACTCGAGCAGGTCAAGGACGCGAAGCAAACATGCAGCGATCCGGTTGTTCTGGTCGAACAGCGTGTGGACTTCTCCCGCTGGGTGAAGCAAGGCTTTGGCACTGCCGACGCCTTGATCATCGCTGACGGCACACTCCGGATCATCGATCTGAAGTACGGCTTGGGCGTCGAGGTCTCGGCGGAGCGGAATCCGCAGATGGCCTGCTACAGTCTCGGAGCCTTGGAGCTGTTCGACGACATCTACGACATCGACACGGTCAGCATGACCATCTACCAGCCGAGGCGGCAGAACATCAGCCAGTGGCAGACGCCGAAAGCCAACCTGCTCCAATGGGCCGAGGAAACCCTGAAGCCCGCAGCGGAACAGGCGTGGGACGGCAAGGGAGAATTCTCCTGCGGCCAGTGGTGCCGGTTCTGCAAGGCCAAGACCATCTGCCGGAAGCGGGCCGAGGAGAATCTGAAGCTCGCACAGCACGACTTCAAGCTGCCGCCGGAGCTCTCCGACGCGGAGATCGAGGTCATCCTCAGCAAGGTGGACGAGCTGGTCGCGTGGGCATCCGACATCAAGGAGTACGCGCTCCAGCAGGCGCTCTCCGGCAAGGAGTGGCACGGATTCAAGATCGTCGAAGGCCGCTCCATCCGCAAATACACCGACGAGAACGCCGTCGCCAAGACGGTCGAAGACGCCGGATTCGATCCATTCGAGAGAAAGCTGCTCGGCATCACCGCCATGCAGAAGCTCCTCGGTAGAAGCAAGTTCAACGAACTCCTGTCAGGCCTCGTTGAGAAGCCGCAGGGCAAACCAACACTCGTCCCGGACTCGGATAAGCGTCCGGCGATGAATACAGCAAAAAACGATTTTATGGAGGTCAAAAACTATGAGTAAGACAACTATGCACAATCCGATGAAGGTTATCACTGGTCCGAACACCCGCTGGTCCTACGCCAACGTGTGGGAGCCGAAGTCCATCAACGGCGGCACTCCCAAGTACAGCGTGAGCCTCATCATTCCGAAGTCCGACACCGTGACGGTCGCCAAGATCAAGGCAGCCATCGACGCAGCCTACAAGGAGGGCGAAGCCAAGCTCAAGGGCAACAGCCGCAGCGTGCCTGCACTCTCCGCGATCAAGACGCCGCTTCGTGACGGCGACGCAGAGCGCCCGGACGACGAAGCCTACCGCAACGCCTACTTCGTTAACGCGAACGCCACGACCGCCCCCGGCATCGTGGATGCGGATCTGAATCCGATCATGAGTCGCAGCGAAGTGTACTCCGGCGTGTACGGCAGAGCCAGCATCACCTTCTACGCTTTCAACAGCTCCGGCAACCGCGGCATTGCATGCGGGCTCAACAACCTGCAGAAGATCCGTGACGGCGAGCCGCTCGGCAGCAAGGCCAGCGCCGAGTCCGACTTTGCGGACTTCGCAACCGACGACGACAGCGATTTTCTGGACTAAGGAGGTGCCACCATGAAGGACATTATGGAAATCATCCTCTACATCATCATGGCAGTCGGCGGCATCGCCGGAATCGGACTCCTGCTCAGCATGACGGTTCTCGCAATCCGCTCCGGCAAGGAGGAGCAGGCGCGTGAGGCTCGTCAGGAAGAGCGCGACAAGGAGTACCACGAGCACCGCATGAAGGAGCTCGAAGCGCACCGCGACTGATCCAGCAGAACCATACGTGTAATGGCGGGCGGCAGGGACTTATCTCTCTGCCGCCTTATTCGTGAATTGAGGTGAAAAGATTTTGGAAGAAATATGGAAAGACATACCGGGATACGAAGGACTCTACCAGGCGAGCACGGAAGGTCAAATCCGCAGTCTTGATAGAAGGGTTCCTGGCATATGCCATTTTACTGGAAAGCCCTTCTACAGGACTGTGAGAGGAAGGATTCTCAGGCCCGGCAAATACTGCAAGGCAGGACATCTGTCTGTTGTTCTCGGTCATGGCACTGCTGGAAAGCCTGTACACCAGCTCATCATGCTTACCTTCATTGGGCCTCCCCCAGAAGGAATGGAAGTGCTGCATCGAAACGGTGATCCTACAGATAACCGGTTGGCGAATCTGCACTACGGAACGCGAACTGAAAACATCCTTGACGTCTATCGGCAAGGCGGCAAATGGAGAAAACTCTCGATTGACGATGTTCAAGCCATCCGATTTGGATTCTACTGCGGAATTCCTGGAGTTGAACTCGCAGAGATGTACAACGTAACGCCGTCAATCATCAGTGCAATAAAACACGGAGGATTTTTGCATGGTTAAAATGAACAACTTGTCCTTGGATCTGGAGACGTACAGCGATGTCGACCTCGGCAAATGCGGCGTCTACAAGTACTCGGAATCCCCGGCTTTCGAGATTCTCCTGTTCGGCTACAGCGTGGACGGCGTACCCGTGCAGGTCATCGACCTTGCATCCGGTGAATCCATCCCGGAGGAGATTCTCGACGCGCTGACCGATGACACGGTCGTCAAGTGGGCGTTTAACGCTAACTTCGAGCGCGTCTGCCTGTCACGCTATCTCCGTGACATGGGCCGCAGCCTTGACCCGTTCCATGACAACCATCCGCTGACATTGAAGCCCGCGCGGTTTCTGAATCCGGAGGGCTGGCGCTGCTCGATGGTATGGGCGGCCACAATGGGACTGCCGCTCAGCCTGAAGGGCGTCGGCGCAGTCCTCAAGCTCGAGGACCAGAAGATGGACGAGGGCAAGGCGCTGATCCGCTACTTCTCCGTCCCCTGCGCACCCACCAAGGCGAACGGCGGCAGAACACGGAACCTGCCCTCCGACGATCCCGCCAAATGGGAAACCTTCAAGAAATACAACCAGCGTGACGTCGAGGTCGAGATGTCGATCCAGAGGAAGCTGCGGAACTTCCCGGTGCCGGACTTCGTGTGGGACGAGTACCACATCGACCAGGAGATCAACGACCGCGGCGTGCGCATCGACATGGACCTTGTGAAGAAAGCCATCGACATGGACACCCGCTCCAGAAGCGAGCTCACCGAGAAGATGCAGCGGCTTACCAATCTCGACAATCCGAACAGCGTGCAGCAGATGAAGCAGTGGCTCTCCGACAACGGCATGGAGGTCGACAGTCTCGGCAAGAAGGCCGTCGCAGCCCTCCTCAAGACCGCGCCGCCGAAACTCGCCGAGGTGCTGGAGCTCAGGCAGCAGCTCGCGAAGTCATCCGTGAAGAAGTATCAGACAATGCAGCGTGCCGTGTGCGATGACAGCCGGGCTCGCGGCATGTTCATGTTCTACGGAGCAAACAGGACCGGGCGCTGGGCCGGACGGCTGATCCAGCTGCAGAACCTGCCGCAGAACCACCTGCCGGATCTGGATGCTGCGCGGGCTCTGGTGAAGTCCGGCGACTACGACGCAGTGAAGCTTCTCTATGAGGATGTGCCGGACACGCTCAGCCAGTTGATCCGCACGGCTTTCATTCCGCGGGACGGCTGCCGGTTCTATGTGGCGGACTTCTCCGCCATCGAAGCATGCGTCATCGCATGGTATGCAGGCGAGCAGTGGAAATCCGCCGCGTTCGCAAACGGCGAGGACATCTACTGCAGCACGGCAAGCCGCATGTTCCACAAGCCGGTCGTCAAGCACGGCGTCAACGGCGAACTCCGCGCCAAGGGCAAGATCGCGGAACTGGCGTGCGGCTATGGCGGCTCGACCGGAGCTTTGAAGGCGATGGGCGCACTGGAGATGGGCCTGTCGGAGGATGAGCTTCCGGACATCGTCTCCTCGTGGCGGGATGCAAACCAGCAGATCGTGAAGTTCTGGTGGGACGTCGACAAGGCAGTCATGGCAGCTGTCAAGAACCACAAGACCGCCCGGCTCGGGAAGCTCGTGTTCTTCTGGCAGGCGGGCATGCTGTTCATCACCCTGCCGTCCGGACGGAACCTTGCGTATGTGAAGCCGAAGGTCGGCATGAACCGGTTCGGCGGCGAGTGCATCACCTACGAGGGCGTTGGCGGCACGAAGAAATGGGAGCGGCTCGAATCGTACGGCCCGAAGTTCGTGGAGAACATCGTGCAGGCCACCAGCCGCGACATTCTCTGCAATTCGATGAAGACGCTCCGCCATTGCGACATCTGCATGCATATCCATGACGAGCTTGTCATCGAAGCCGATCCGCGGGTATCGCTTGACGCGCTGTGCGAGCAGATGGGACGCGTCCCAGCGTGGGCGGATGGTCTGGTGCTCCGCGCGGACGGGTACGTCTGCGATTTCTATAAGAAAGACTGATTTTCGTTTCGTCAAAAGTGGTCTGTCTCCTCCAGTGGGAAGTAGAGGCAGGCCGCTTTTTTTTATTGCCTGCCGGAAAGGAGGATACCGGTTTGGATTACAAGAATTTTGAGGGCTATCCGGACCCGACATGCTGCGAGGCGCTGAGCCTCATCGAACTGGAGGAGAAGAAGGCGCTCCGCGCTTTCCGGTCAATCATCTACGTCTGCTCGCCGTACGCGGGAGATATCCAGAGGAACGTGGCGAACGCGCGGCGCTACTGCCGATTCGCAGTCGAACAGGGATACATTCCCATCGCGCCGCACCTGCTGTTCCCGCAGTTCCTTGACGACAGCGACGAACGGGAGCGCGAGCTCGGCTTGTTCTTCGGAAACGCGCTTATGAGCAAGTGCGCCGAGGTCTGGGTGTTCGGAGACAGGATCTCGAACGGCATGGCAGCGGAAATACGAAGAGCCCGC